GAAGCTAAATTGCCCCTACCAGCATTATAACAAAAATCGACCAATACATCGAATTGATGCTGTGAAAGTTCTACTTTAACAAGAGCTTTAACATCGTTTTCAAACTTAACCATATCAGCTGCCAAAATACGATTGGCATCTTCTTGTGATATAGTCATGCCCTCGGTTACTTCAGGCGCACCAGCAGCAGATGTATGACCATATCCAATAGTCAAAATACCTGCTGGACACCGATAAGCTGTTAATTTGCAACCTTCAAATTGTTTTGTAAGGGCGTTTAATCCGCCTTCAGACATATTCATAAGATCAACCTTTCACAGTTAAGAGATAAGCCACAAAAAAGGCAACAAAGATAAGGCACAGAAGTATTACAGCTACGCTTACCCAAATCATTAAACCACGCAAAAAGTTTTCACGTTCACGCTTGGCTTTTTCGGCAGCAAGTTTATCAGCTTTTTTAATACGGGTGATTTCTTCTTGTAGCCGTATCCACTCGCCATAGCCATATTCGGACACAAACAAGTTTTGAGCTTCCTGCATCATCTTGTTAATTTGCTGTTTAGCAGCATAAGCATCCATAGCCCTTTTTTCGGCAGTTTCTTTCGATTGAAAGATGCTTTTGGGCGGATCTGCAACAAGACGTGTAATTTCGCCGACAGAACCCATAAGGGAACTGACGTCCTGCATCATGCCTTGGATTTCCTTGCCAGCGGCTATGCCTGATTTAATAGCGCCATAGGCAGTCTGGGCTAACGCAAGTATTGTAAGAGGGTCCATGCCTCATCCCCAACATTGCACTTCCCTCTAAATGCTTATTAAAACTATATAATTTAATTGTGAAAGAAATTCTACCTAAATGACCAATCGTGGGACGATAAATAACCAATAATACCAGAGATAAGCGTACCAAGAACTATCATGATACGCCATCCACCTCTAGCTTCATGTAAAATTTGTAAAATCTCAGCCTGACTTCTTTTAATATCGACCATATCCTGTTCAACAATTTTAACTCTGGCTAGTAAATCGCCTATTGTTACGGATGTTTGGTCAAGATCAGACATTTTTTCATTCCTGCGGGGCGTCTGGTGTAGCCGTTGCATCAGCCGCTGGTGCAGCATTAACTTGGGCCGCAGAAGCAAGTTGAGCATCCCCGTCAGCTTTAATTTTATTAATTAAAGCCTGTACCTCGGCAAAAGGACGAGAACCAAGGCAATTTAGGATGTAATTAACTTCTTCTACTGTTAAGGTTAAATTCACGTTCATTTTCCATTTCCCTCTGGTTTAATGATCGCAGTCGATGACTCACGATCTATATTTAATACACCAAAACAACAGATATTCCAATCCTCTCCATCACGTTCATCCGTAATTGGGACAGAAATATTTAAGTGCTTGAATAGGTATTCTTTGCTGTTGTCTTCAAATACCCGCCACACATGATCAGGCGTTCCACGCCCATCCATGCCACGGCTTTTGTTAAATCTGATGCTATACTTTGGCATTAGATTATTTCCGCTGCTGGAGCGGGACAAGCGGGTGGTGGTGCAAATTGAACGCTAAGGTTAAAATGCACAAATTTAATTGGCTTTTTACCTGCGTGACGACCAAATGAATGTGGCAACCAACCATTTGTAAAGACAATCATACCAGGCTTAGGTTCAAAATTAATCATGTCGCTGGCTTCTGTAGCCATTGTCATGTTCGTTTCATCCAATCCAACGATTGTCTTGGCAGGGCGTGGGTCATGTATAACTAAACGTGAACAGCCTTCTGGCGTATCAAGAAAATAAAAACCTACGATTTGTGCGCCGAATTTATGGGTATGTTGTTCCATAAGGGAATGTTTGGAGTGTTCTTGTGTCCACATTTCCGTAAAAAACGTCTGCTTATTCTCCATGTTATATCCTTGATCTTTAAGAATATCCCATGCAGTTTGTGCAACGAACTTAGAAAAATCAGCAATTCGTGGATCATTAAAATAACTTTGCGACATATATACGGGATATATTTCGTTTTTAGGGTACGCTTTCTTTGCTTCACGAAGATTATCTTCGGAAACTTCCATCACAGATTTAAGGAAATCTAAACGCTGCGCCATATATACTAATGTTGGAAAGTATAAATACTTTTCAATTGGCGTTGGCGTATTACTCATCTCAACCCCCTCTGGTTGAACAGTATTTATATATCATCTTACACTTATCTCGCCAAGGCATTGCGGAAAGGATTTTCAGCGAAAGCAGCGTAAATGTATGTGTCAGATGTTGAGTTGTTGTAAGCACCAGTAGCATTTCTAATTTTAAATCCGTTTGACAGGATGTCGATGTATTGATTGCTTCCGCTAAACTCAGCTTGGCTTGAATCTGCTGTTAATGTGTTTTGCATCACATTATAAGTGTCTCTTGATGTGTCTTTAATTAACCATTCAGAACTTGAGCCACTAACAGTAGACGATTTAACCATAACCCAACGTGGCCTAAATCCGCAATATACAAACGGCCCATCCGTACTACCATTACCTGTGTAGATGCCAAATGCGGAATATCCTGCTATAGGCGCAAAGCAGTAGGCTACATAAGTTGCTGTATTAACATTTACTGGATCAGCGGTTCCAATTGAAAATACAGAAGATGTTGGAGATGTATTATTCCAATAAGTGCTACTAGATGCCGACGCTGCTGTGCTATCTAAAAGAAGATAATTAGTGTTTCCAATAGATGTATGATACACGCCCCAGTCTGATGTTGAACTGCGCTTTTTAGTAATAATCATAGATGGCGCAACACCAAGACCATGTCCTACAGTTGCTGCGCTTCCAGTACCAGTATATGTCACAATACTAAACCCAGCAGCCTGATTGACGCTGACAGTGCTTGTTATTGATCCGTTGGTGTTAGATCCAGATGTTCCTGATCCAGCGTTCCATTGCCATGCAACGTAAGTAGCGCCACTATTGTTATAGTTAGTGTCCGTACCAACAGTAAACCCGTTGCTGGAAAATGCAGTTAAACCATTTGTATCAGTTGTTTCTGCCGAAGTGCTGTCAGATACAAGTGCTTTAGTTACTCCACGCACAGTATCAGTCCACTTATGATCCGTTGCCGCAGAACGAGATTTAATCCATGTCAGGTCAGGCTCAAACGTCTTACCAAGTGCATTGTTCCCGCCATTGGACTGTGAGTTGACAGGAGACTGAGAAGATCCTGTTCCTGTGTAAAGCGTAGCAGCATTATATAAAGCGCCATTAGCAATAGCAGGAGTTGGTAGATTATATGTGTTTAATGCGCTAAATCCTGTGGGTGGGGTGTATGCAAATGGCTTTTGGCCGAAGTTAAATGGAACTGTAGCTGTTGTTGAACCATATTGAGATATGGCAGGAAATAACGTGCCAGTAAGTCCAGTAAATGCTGTTCCTTGGCTTACATTGTTTTTATAAAAAGTCAAAGTACCAGCGTTCATATCTAGTGCAATGCCGATAACATCACCAGTCGTATATGTTGCGCCATAGGAAGTTGAACTATTATTTAATTTATTTCCATTAAGAGCATAATATGCCCACCCATAAGCGTTAGCACCTAATGCACCAGTTGGTATGTATTGTTGATTTGCAACACCAATAATAAGGGCGGGTGGATTATATGAACCACCTACAGCCGTAATTGTTGCTTCCCAATACCACTTACCAGATGAAACACCAATACTTCCTATAATACCGCCATTATCCGTACCATAAGAAATACTTGCTGTTAAGTTTCCATCTACAACAGTGGAAGAAACACCTTTATTAACAGGATTCATCACAGCATAATTACTTGCCGCAGCACTCAGTGTTGGGCTGTCGATCATAGCATCGTATGTTGATCCAGCAGTCAGGCTGATATTATTGCACGTCCAGTTATTGCTGTTTCCTGAGCTGTCATAACCCAATGTTGTTGTGCTGGTCGTGTTATTAAAATTCAAATAGAACCCATTGGTTCCATAAGTACCAGCGTATTTAATTGGCTGCCATACACCTGTTGTCGTGCTGTATGAACCAAATGATGTCGGTGTTAATTGCTGACCATCAATAAAATTGACTTCAGCAAGGTAACCGTCATAATAAAATTGAGCATCACCACGTCGACCTATTTCGTGAACAATGTTGTTATCAATATAAAGCAATGAGTTTTGCGATGGATATGTCGCAGCTCCAAATGAAGTTATTTTAGC